TTTTTCCGGGCCGCCCTCGGCTCTCCCCGCTCTTTCCGGTCTTGGCGGCTGGTCCTTCTTTTCTTTGGGTGTTTGGGCCTGGCAGCCCGCTCAAGCCGTTTTGTTCTAGTTATCGTGCGTACTGGTTATGGACCGCTCTTTTTTTTCTTGTGTGTACTTGTTATGGATCGTGCTTTTTTTGTCCTGGATGATGAAGACATTAACCTTGGCCTTTTCCTCTTTCTTTGGCATTCCTCGGCCTATCTTTGGCCTTTCCCGTTTTGTCTACATAGCCTCCCCTTCGACATTCCCCACCCACCATACCTGCTATCTCACGAAAGGAGTAAAACCATGTCCCAGACCCATCTAAACCCCATCAGACCCGTTTTCGATCTTTGGGTATACAACTCTGATCTGCTTAAGTGTTACTTCTTGGATCGCGTACGTGACTCCGATTATGCCGAGTCTTTGGCTAACGATCTGAGAAATAATGGTGTATCCGTCTTTGTATTTCCCACCTTTTTACCACCAAGGGCACGAGTAATCTTAACTTACCCGTAAACATAAAACCGCCACCCTGGCGTTATCAGCACCAAAGTGGCACAACCAAGAAAAGGAGTCAAGCCATGGTTATCCCAGATTCTACCACCATTTCAGCACCTATCCCCATCCAATCTACCCCCGCAGATCCCAATCAGCTCTACTTACGCGTTGAGGACATCCAATACCTGCCCTTTCACTCCTGCCCAGTTTGCAGGGCAGCACCCGTTACCACCGGCTCCGGAGACTGGGTTAAGCCTTATCAAGATTGGTACAACACGCCTCTCTCCAATTGGCTTGACCACCTTGGCTATATACGGTTCGCCTGCGACTGTCGGCATCACAGCGACTTTATAGGCGATCTACGAATCGTTCGGTTATGTGACGCCGTTATCCCTTTGCGCTTCGATCACGGTACGCTTGCACGTAATGCCAATGTAACACCAGCCGAGTACAACGCCGACCGCGTACGTCAGGCCGTCACCTTCTTACTCAACCACGCAGACCCCGCAAAAACCCAAAGCACCGACTTTTTAACCCACACCCTCTACGCATTGGCCGCAGGTGGTATCAGTCCAGACGCCGCCATCCGCGAGTTGCGCCAATGGAAGAATGATCACCAGGAGGCCTTGACATGATGCAAGACGGCCAAGGTAATCTAATTGTAGCCGAGCAAGACACTTTTAGTTACATTCTTCATACCTTTTTCGACGACAACCAATTTAAGAATTGGATGCAGTCAACCAACCACTTGACTATGGTTTGTCCAAGAAAAGCACGCGGCAGCAAGCGCGGTGAGGAGAATCATTTACACGAATTTTTGCTTATGGAGGAACGAGATGACCACACAACAAATTCCCCTTCCCGACATGTCCCCGCGGATATTGGCTGGAAAAGTAGATACAACCCTGTCAAAAATGCGTAAGCTTCACGATGAGCTTAACCGCGCCCTCCGCTATTCCCCTGCCAAGGATTGCCCCTATGTCCGCAGCCCACACGATGCCGCTGACCTTGTTATGTATGACATGTCGCACCTAGAGCAAGAGCAATTTCGAATACTTTTGCTCAACAACAGAAACCGCGTACTTTCCATCGAAACTATCTATACATCTACCCTAAATTCTGCCCTGATCCGAATCGCCGAAGTCTTCAGACCTGCCATCCTTCGCAGCTCCGCCGCTATTGTGTTAATACACAACCATCCAAGCGGAGATCCAACCCCATCGCCCGAGGACTTGTCTATTACCCGTACTTTGGTCGAGGCCGGTCGTATTTTGGATATCGATGTGTTGGACCATATCGTTATTGGATGTGGATGCTTTGTCAGTATGAAAGAACGCGGTCTAGGATTCGAAGGCACAAGCTCCAACACCGTACAACTCAACTAATCGAGCATGACCGTCTACCTCATCCACTTTTCCAAACCTTATTACCACGCCAGGCATTATCTGGGATACACCGACAACCTCCCCAACCGCCTGGCACGACACCGCGCGGGTAATGGCTCTCCCCTAGTGGCAGCCGTCACCCGCGCGGGCATCCCCTGGGAGCTTGCCCGCACCTGGAAGGGGTCCCAACACACAGAAAGACGTAGGAGATTAGGACCATGACCAAGAAAAAGAAATCCCGCTTCACATCCGCCCAACTCACCAGCCAAATCAATCAACACATCCAGAATCTAGCAACATTAACCGACGCCACAGCCATCACCGACGCTATGCAGGCATGGCTCGAAGCTATGTCAAAATTCTACACATACTCACCAAATAACCAAATGCTCATCGCGATCTTTGCGCCCCACGCTACCCGCGTAGCCGGCTATCGCAAATGGCAAACGTTCAACCGCACCGTTAGACGCGGCGAGAAGGGTATCCCGATCTTAGCACCATGCGTATATAAAAAAGACCCGGAAGACAAGGACAGCGAGAAGGTGATCCGCTTTTTTAAAGTTGTTTACATTTTCGATATCAGCCAGACCGACGGAGATCCTCTCCCACCCGCGCCTGAATGGAAATCACCCGCCAAAGCAGAAAAACTCCAGATCCTTCTCACCAATTTTGCCGCATCTAAAAACATCACTGTAACCGTAACCAAAGACCTGGCAGCCGGCGCTCAGGGATCATCCGCAGGAGGAGATATCAAACTAGACCCCACCGCAGGCACCAAGACCCTTATCCACGAGATAGCACACGAACTTTTGCATCATGGACCTGACCGTCTTACCTTAACCCGTGAGACCAAAGAGCTTGAAGCCGAGGCCATCGCCTATGTTGTCGCCTTACATTTTGGTCTTGATGATCTGTCCAGCCCGAATTATCTTGTACTCAGCAATGCAGACTCCCGTACAATCACAGCCCGTGCTAACCGCATCCGTTCAACCGCCGCGGAAATCATCACCGCCTTAGACATTCAATAGGAGCAGCACAAAAATCATGCTAACTCAAAATAACCCCAATCCAAATCCAATACCATCCCACGTCCCTGTCAAAAAACTTGACTGGTCAAAATTCAAAATCGTACGTTATAGAGTCGATGGGAATTTCACCCTTCAGTATTTTGCCCCGTACACCTACATCAATATCTACTCCTCGCCTACCCTCGACGACCTGGTAGACGATGGCAAACTGTATGGCTATGATATCGACCTAACCCAAATCAAAATCACAGACCACGCAAAAAAGGATTGAAAACCATGAACACCAACCCCGAACCCAAAACCCGCAGCCTGGACGAGAGCCGATCATTGGACTCTCTATTCCCTTCGCGGTTTCTCAAGGCTGATCATCTCATCGCCTGGAAAATAACCGATCTCACCGTAACCATAGCCAAATTGGTCGAGGAGGAAGTACAGCCACGGCCCAACCAGATGGAATGGAAAACCGTGATCTACTTCCATGCCCGCGACAACGGTATCCACCCCCAGGGATACCTTCTATCCGCCAAAATCGACAAAGACGCTTTGAAAAGCGCCACCGGCGCGCAGACTATCGCGCAGCTCATTGGTAGTAGAATCATCATCCAGCTGGACACTTTCCGCGGTAAAGCGGTATTGCGTATCCGCCCTACACCACCACCAGAGGAGGAGAAATGAAAGTGATAAGTAGAAATGCCTATGCTCTAGTAAGGAAACTAAAAGAACTGGGAATTACCATACATGGACAAGAATTTCACATTGTAAGACATCATGGGCAACCCATGATGAACAAAGCCGCTGGAGAATGTGCACCTTGTTGGGAATTAAGAGTAGACCCAGTGGTGAACTACATAACAAGAAAAATTGTAGTGAATGGTACTAACCCGACTTTCGATATGCCCAACGGTGTCAGGTTTCAGGCAGAAGTTTTTTCACATATGCCGCTTACACACATCCTGAAAACTCCTGTCGATAAATGGGATGTAGACATAGATGAATACAAACGTTTATATGTGGGTACAACAACAGAGCCTGAGTCTTGGAAATAGTGGAGATACTAATACTCACCAGAAAAGGAGATTATCATGTTCAAAGGAAAAGGACCACCACCAGCACATCCGAACAACTACGGAATCACACATGCTAGCTATGCAACTAGCATGACCAAAACTGGCGATCTACGTTCATGCCTGGACAAAGAAGGAATACCATACCAAGAGACTATGCTGAATATCCGTGGCGGTATTGGTTTGGGGGGGATGCGCGTTGATCCTGCTTGCATAATCACCTACCAACGATTAAGTAATCGTCAGTTCGTATCTATTCTCATCATCCCGGTGGGAGGCGTCCCTGATGATTGGTGTGAGGAATATTATTACATGTTAGGTGTGAACCACGAAAACGCCCTTACACTTGATTGGCCTTCGATCGTAGACAAAGTACGCAAACTTTACAAACCTTAGCCACCGCTGATCCTCAACCCAACGCCGCGAGATTCCACCCTCGCGGCTTTTTTACTGTGTCTCATCGAGCAACCCCAAGAGCAGCACTGTCCCACTTGTGACAATCCGGGTATGTGATCCGCCGGTCTGGTCACATCATCCTTAGTTAACCTTATCTCTATATCACACCATCTTTATCCGAATATTCTTGAAAAAATCGCGCGTAAGGGGGAGTTGGCTTTGTTGCGTGTTCCGGTCATGTTTTCGTGCCTGCAAAATATGTCCCGGATGTGGTCCTTGTTTTATGTGGTTTTTGTTCTCCATCATTCAACTACAACAGTATGACGCAAATGCATAGAACGGCAGCGAGCCGGGCACAGGCAGCGTAATCACCTTCCCCCTGCGTAGTTAAATATTCATACCTCGCAATTGCAATCATACTTACCTACTCGACGCCTTGCAAACGCATAGAAGAGCAGCGAGCCGGTCCCAGGCAGTGTGATCACCATCCCCCGGCGTAGTTAAATACTCCTTGACAATTTCCAGTAACTCCGGTTATACTCTTCGCACTCTTCGAGCCAGCATTCAAAGGAGATACTTATGCAAAAACTATATTCTTCAAGCGAGGTTGCCAAAATTCTCGGCGTAACCTCCAAAACAATTGCCTCCTTATTTAAGCGCGGTCACTTTCCCAACGCGTTCAAGGTTGATCCCACCAGGCAAAATTCTCCATTGAGATTCCCGTCCGAAGATGTCGAGTCCTATCGCGAAAAGATTCGCATGAACCACCACAAATCGCCATGAATCCCTTTAGCCGACGTTCAGTAAAAAAATCTGCCATTCGGGGTGAAAGTCCCATTTGGTTTGTCGCTGGAATCATTCTCATCATTGCCATCATCAAGGTCGTTCTCACACAAACAAACCGACCCGCGTTGTGTTAAAACGCAGGCCGGTTTTACGCCATCCGGTCCACTCGGACCGGCCGCTTCCCATCCTACCAAGACACAGGAAGCCGCCAGAACTTTAATAACCGAATAGCGTAGTGGCGAGGATGGGATTCGAACCCACAACCAACGGATTACGAGTCAACGCCTCTCAAATCCTGCTTTATCGGTTTAATTCCATCGCCGCACTAACTGGGAACCAAGGGTCAAAATCTGTAGCTACTATATCCCGCGTATATCTCTCAACCATCTCCAATCTTGACCACCTTCCAGCTACCTGCACTATCCTGGATGGTGCTCCAAGCCTTGTCGATAGTGTTGCAAATGTTCTACGAAGATCATGGGGGGAAAGTGGTCCAATTCCCGATTCCTTTCCCCACTTTCTTACTTCTGCTCGTAACCCGCCAGTAGTCAACGGATTTCCCGGTGTTGTACCACCTACAGACACAAACAACGATCTTGCATCATTGCGCACATATTCTTTACGGTCACCCAACCACCGCATCACGCAAGATGCTGTATATTCGCAAAACACCCCAGTCTGTATACTACCCCCCTTCACCCTGACTTTAATACATCTTTCCCTTACATCCGTCCACCTCATTTCCAGATGACACATCTCAAAACTTCTGAGACCAGTGTCAAGGAACATGGTGCAAATTGCCAGGTCTCTTCTTCCCTTGGCTTTATGGGTTTCAAAGTAGTATAAAAGTTCCTCCACCTGCGACATTTTCAACGATCTTTGTGGCGGACTCTCCTCCCGCTTCATCTTCAATTCCATTGCCAGGTGAGACTCCCCGTATCTCCATTTCAAATACGCCCTGACCGCACACAGAGATACCCATTTAGTGGCATTCGCCCACCCGAACGATTCCAACCACTTTCGCAATTCCATGGGTGATAAATTTTCTAGGTCCCCCAGGTCTCTGCTTATGTTTGTCAATGTCCTTTTATATTGATCAACGGTAGTCGATGCATACCCTTTCACAGCCAAAAACTTTTCAATGTCCATATGTATCTACCTCCCAAAAAAAGAAAAATCGGGCACAATATCGAGCCCGATCTCTCAGCCGGGTACGTTGTTATCTTGCAGGATATACGTACCCGGCTCCATTCTACCATAGAGAGGAGCCCCATGTATACAGAAACTTCCACCGAAGATAAAACAGAATTATTACGATCATCAGTTGCAATAGTTATACCTGCGCTTCAAGCCATTGTGTCCGGGCTTTTGGCTGGTCTTGCCGCTGGCAGCCTGGCGCCTCTGGTCGACCTTCCGTCACTCGACACTTTTCTGGTCGTGTCTTCCCTCATCGCTATGTTTGCCTGGTTTAATCTTCTCCGGGCTTGGCGAGAAGCTATCATACCTACGTACGACAAACCCACCCACCGGGGCTATAACTCCAACGTTCGCCTGGAAATTGGTCGCGAAAACTCCACCAGTATAGTAAATCTTCCGGTCAGCCGTACAGATCTCAAGACCCTGGCCATGGGGTTAGATAGTGGTCTGTCGTTTTCAGAGTCGTCCTGGACCGGTCGAGGCGCTCTCTTTTCCCGCTCCGAATTCCGACAGCTGCGGGACGTTATGATAAAAAGAAAATTGTTGCAGTGGGTAAACCCCTACGCCCGAGCCCAGGGGTTAGAACTCACACGCACCGGCCGCGCTGTAATGCGTTACCTATCCGACCACTCCCCCACCCTCAGCCAGCTGGACATCGAATCATGATAACGTCGTATACGTGTGTGTGCGTACGCGCGTTCAGTCTTTTCTGGGAGACTGCAACCATCAACCTGAACATTTCCTTTTTCCTTCGGCCTTGCCGTACACCTTAATTCGGCCTTTCCTGTTTCTTTAGCAAAAACCTTAAGTCAATTTTTCCCACGAAAAGGAGCCCAAAATGAATATCGGAATGATGTGGCGTGGTATAGACCTCAAAGAAGCCACGTCCTTTTACAAAGATAAATACGGAGCTGATCCCAATCTTTGTATCGTCCACCCGGATACAAGAATCAAAGTCGACATCCTCAAAATCATCACCATCGAGACATCCCCCGTTATCCAAAAAAACCATATTTGGATCGGTGTCGAGGAGGAGTAAAATGTCCACCGTAATTGATCGCACAAATGAGCTAGTTAACTCTTGGCTGCAGGAAACTATAGGGTTACCAATCACTATGTCACTAGGCAAGCTGGGTTTCAAAGTTGTTGACGCTCTCGAGTCGGCCATCCAGGATGAGCGCGAAGCCTGTGCTATCCTTGCCGAACGGCATTCATTCATTCACCCACCCAACGTAAGCGATAAAACTGTCGACGCAGTAGCCAAAAGCATTGCGCGCGACATACGACTTAGAAAAATGCATGATCATCCTTAGGAACAACCAAACGAATAGCCTGCAATCGCCCCCAGGCAAGCCCAGGAGCGTCGCAATACCTCAATCTACCCCTATGTACCTAACCAGGAGGCAAAAATGATTGTCATCGGTATTATCCAATCTCCAGCTATGTCATTGATCGTATACGAAATAATGCAGGTCCTAGCTCGGCACGAGGCAGAAAATTGTCCGGAATGTGCCGAGATTTTTAATTCTTCCGGCATGCTTCCGGTCCATTGTCCCTCTTGCGACAAACGAAGGGAGTTACGTTGGGCCTTCATGTTGCAACAAAAAGCCAAAACAATATCCATGCAATCCATAGACGCCGACGAACTCAATAGGGAACTCTCACAATGATCTTCACAATTCCCGATGGAGCATACCTTCCCCCCGAATTGATTTATTTGCTTCCCAAGCTTTCAGGCGCTAAGTTAAAGACCATCTTGGCCATCCTCTACAACACGTTACAAATCGGTGCCAGCGAACCGCTTTCCTTTTCCGAAATCGAATCCCTCACTGGCCTTAGCCATCAATCTGTTGTGTCAAGCCTGCAATCACTGACCCATGAAAAACTTGTCGAACGCCATCAGTTTGGTAATAGTTATGTCTACAACCTGGTAGTCAAATTTTTAGACCACTCAGAGTCAGAGTCAGTTAAGTTAAGAAAGTTAAATGGAGAAAGTCAGAAAGCAGAAGACTCTCTTACTGATTCCTCTGATGATGATAGTCTAAAAATTAGACAGAAGAGTCTAAATTTTGTACAGTTGCTCCAAGAACTCAGGCAAGCAGGCGTATATCTCAAGACTGCACAAAAACTTATCAAAGACCATAGCGAAGATGTCATCCGACAACAATTGAAGTATTACAAATATGCAATCTTAGTCAAGTTTGCAAGATCACCAGGTTGGCTTGTCCTTGCAATTAAAGAAGAATGGCCAGCCCCCCTCGGTTACAAGGATTCTAATTCTGACGATGCATCCCGCAGACGCTATGCCGAATGGACTTCGGAGAATGAAGACGATGAATAAAACAAAAAACTTACCTTACTCCGAATCAATGAATTATTGGAAAACCAGTCGCTCTTCTCCCGACCATTGGATCGAAAAAACTATCAAACTAATCAAAAAACTCTCAGGCCGTATCCTCATGGAAGCCTTTGGAAAAGACGCGGCCGGCAATTCTGCTTACATGCTCGCTTTCGAAATACAGGGGGATCGCTTCAAGATAGTTTGGCCCGTACTCCCCAGCAAGACCGGCGACGAGTCCGCCGCCCGGCGCCAGGCTGCAACTTTTCTTTACCATGACACTAAAGCAAAGTGTATCTCTGCAACAATCCTCGGGGTACGTACAGTTTTCTTTTCCCATCTCTTGTTACCCAGTGGGCAGGTTGTCTCTGATCTTTCTCCCTCAGATGTCCTCGAATCCATACCATCTCTTTTTCAACCAGGTCAACAACTTCTTAGCAACGGAGATGTTCCATGAACAACATGACCACTGCAACACCTTTTATCTACTCTCGCGACCACCACATACGACGCCTGCATTTTGTCGAAGAGTCGTTTACACACAAAGCCAAGACGAATCTGTACTGGCTTGCCCATCTTATAGACATGTATACGGATCTCGGCCAAACTGTCATTGACCCCATGGGAGGTTCAGGTTCTATTCTTTTCGCATCTCTCAAGCGACGGCCCACTATCACCGGCGATATCGAATCTCATTGGTGTCATATTCAAAACCAAAACCGTTCCCGGATCCTTAACGAAACCCTGATCCATGCGCCGGCAGTTGTCGCCCAGTGGGATGCTGCCAAACTACCAATTGCCTCCAGCTCGCTGCCAACCATAATCACATCACCGCCCTACTTCGACCTGTTCAGCAACTGGAATAAAAAAGCCGGACATTCCCTCGATGGCCGTTACGTTGGTAAGACCGGCCAATGCTACGGGTTCCATCCTCGCCAGCTCGCAAATATTCACATCTACGAAAACTATCTTTTAGCTATGCGCGATGTTTATCGAGAGTATTGGCGTATCCTCCGCCATGAGGCCTTATTGATCTTGATCATAGGCAACAAGGTACGTAGAGGCAGAGTCGTTCCAATCACAAAAGATACCTTTGCACTACTCCAATCAAACGGATTTTTGCTAGTGGCCACACACCACCGCAAAACCATCCCTTCCCAATTCCGTCAGATACATCATAAACGCCAAGGCCATAACTACCCCATGATCACAGTCGAAACCGCTCTTGTCTTCCAAAAGCAGGACCTACCTCCGTCGACTAAGCGTAAATTCGCCCTGGTGCAGTCACCAAAACCGAATAGCTCACCTGGTGTCGTCTTATTCAAAAAACAACTAAGGCTCGCTGGAGCACGATCAAACACTGTTTTAGTATGGTCCAACCACAAAATCTACGACGTCGACAGTACACAAAACCTATTCTGGTCTTCTGCGCGCCGGCCGAAAGCCATAGACCGCCGGGAACTGTCACATTCCATCGCCCGCGATATCGTCATCAATCACGGTTTGGGCGCCGGCGATCATATTGAGCTACATGTTACCCTGGACTACGCCCGATACCTGGAGCAACGCCTAAACACATTTGGTGCCCGGGCAACCATACCAACCAAACATCTTAATTTCGGTCAGAAGTTGAGATGGTACACAGAATTATTGAAAGGATAAACAATATGTTCACCGTATACACCGTAGGTTCGTACATCGAAATGGGTACATTTTCCGACGAACAGGCTGCAATAAATTTCATCCTGGATGATAAGTCCCAGTATGTTTGGTTCTGCATCGCCCACATTGATAATAATCGCACCATCATTACCACCATTGTGCATGCAGGAGACGTTTACCGTTTAGAAAAAGTAGCACAATCATGATCTCCAAACTACAATTCATTCTAGGCAATCTGTTAATCCAAGCCGAGTCAACACCAGGAGTAAAATCCTCTACCCATCTCCCCAACGGCTTAAAGGTCGACGTCCTTGTCACCACTGAAAAGACCCATCTGCAAATATCCAGAGTATTGGTTTTTCCAAGTGATACAGAATGGCATACTATTCTCAAAAACTGGCCCTATCCGATGGCCAGTGTAGCGCCCAAGCATATAGAATCAGAATCATCCTTCCGCTATTACCTAAAATCAGCCTGGCCTTCACAGATGCGCCTCAAGATATAGTCTAATAATTAGACTACCAATACACCATGACCACTCCCCTATACCGCACCTTCGAAGCCCTCCCAGATCCTGTTTTCCGTGCTCTATCCTGGGGATGCGGGCGCCAATCCACCGTACTGGCTGTTATGTCAGCCCTTGGGGAACTTGAACCTTTGGACCTGATCATCATGGCAGATACTATGTGGGAACGAAGACGCACTTATGAGGTACAACAGTTTTACATAAAGTGGCTACGTGATCGAGGGCAGCGAGTCGAAGTAGTTTCTGTTGGGTCCATCCGTAAGCTAGGCGCCGAAGAACACATACACATCCCGTTTTGGACCGACACCGGAGGCCCACTTCACAGACAGTGCACCAGACATTTCAAGATCGACCCCATCAAGCGCAGAATAAGACAGATCATGGGGTACCCTACCAGCGTCCCACCCCACCCACCTATGAACTCTGTGGAGCTTTGGCTTGGCATCACCTGGGACGAAACCGAACGCATGAAAGACTCCCTTCTCCAGTTCATGGTACATCGTTGGCCATTATTGGAACATCGCCTCACCAGGTTAGATTGCACACGGTATCTTGAGGCTCTCTACTTGCCAGTCCCCATTAAGTCATCCTGTGTTATTTGTCCCTACCGCCTGCCGTCCGAGTGGATACACATGAGAGACAACGATCCACCGGAGTGGCACGACTCAATTAACTTCGATCGGAAGAACCGCAACAACCCACTGGCAGACCGAGGAGCGTCAACAGCAGACTCCCTTTACATCTACAAATACAACGCTACTCCTCTCGAAGACGCCCCCCTCGAAGCCGACGCCAAGAGGGAAAGAAAAGGTAAGCAGCTCCCCCTGATGTGCGGAGGTTATTGTCATTCATGACCAGCAAATTGACAGAACATCAAGTACAAGCGCTTCTAATGCAATATGTTCTTTATGCAAGGCAACACATTATCGCTGTGCCTAACACAAAGGTTATTTACTGGCCTACACCATGGGAATGTGATTTAGCCAGTGTCACGCGTGCTCGATTTGTTCATGAATTCGAAATCAAGCGATCTATGGCTGATTACAGAGCAGATTTTATCTGTAAGCGCTCAAAGCATCACATGTTCCTACACCCGGGAGGAGGTTGGAAGCGACGGCCAAACTATTTCTGGTTCGTTACCTGTGATTTCGACATTGAACCACCAGAATACGCCGGTTGGATCAGGTTTTTAGATACTGGGAATATCCCTGGAATGCGTTTCAAGAAAGAGGCCCCCAGGCTGCACCAACATAAGATACCAGACAAGAAACTTATAGACATTGGCAGAATCTTGTTTCATCGTTTAGAAAATATATACTCCATTAAATATCTCCGTCCAGCTTGAATTCACTCATGAAACTCATCCTTTCTATATTTCCCGGCATTGATCTCCTTGGCCGAGGCTTCGAAGCAGAGGGCTACTGTGTGGTCCGTGGTCCTGATTTGCTTTGGGGATGTGATATCCGCACCTTTCATCCGCCTGGTTCGATCTTCGACGGCGTCATTGCCGGCAGCCCCTGCCAGGATTTCAGCACATTAACCCGTACACCCACGGATTACAGTGACAATATGCTCGCCGAATTCCGACGTGTGGTCCTAGAAGCCTTCCCTGAATGGTTTTTGCTTGAGAATGTACCCACAGTACCAGATATCACAGTCCCGGGCTATCACGTTCAGCGCTTCGACCTCAACGCCCGTGAATGCGGAATGAGACAATCCAGGCTCAGACATTTCCAGTTCGGCAGTAAGAGTGGCTTCGTTATCATCCCCAAACGCCAAAAACCCTATGGCCATGCCGTACCCATTTGCCTGGCCAGTGAGGGTAAAAAAGCTAACCGGCGCTCATGGTCTGATTTTTGCGCCGCTCAAGGTCTCCCCCGATCCACTACCTTTCCGGGGTTATCAATCGCCGCACGTTACGCCGCAGTTGGCAATGGCGTGCCTATCCCCATGGCCCAAGTTATTGCGCGCTCCGTGTTAGATGCTCACATTCTGCACACCGATGTACGACTCTGTGCATGTGGATGTGGACGCAGATTAACCGGGAGGCAACTATCAGCTACTCCCGCATGTCGCAAACGCCTAGAGCGACGCCGCAAACGTGACGCCTCGATCAGCTCCACCGCCGGTCATGTCACACCCCAAGAAACGTGACGCCTCGAGCATCCCCCTGCTGAGCCCTGTCACATAAGCGTGACCCATCGATCGTAGCTGAGCCTGGCCATGTCACAAATGTGACTCAGCGCTACACCACACCCCTGGGCTTGTCACATATAAAGCGTGTCAACCTGCTCAATCCCAAGAGCAGCACTGTCACAAAAACGTGACCGACCGGCTGTCAACGTTCGGGGATCATTCACACTTTCCCCCCCTGTGACCTTTTGATAACGTGACCGGCCAGGTTGGTCACAAATCCGGACAGTCACACATCCCAATATCAAAATTCAAGGTCCTGCAGTGGATCCACAGCATCAATCACCATACTTTTAGCCATCCCCCAGGTTTCATCATCCAGCACCCAACACATAGCAGCCGAAATAAGCATGTCATCATGTACCAGGTTTCCGGTCCCCACATCCCGAGTCCCATCAGGCACCCCCCACCGCATCAGCTTCCCCGGCCCATCCAGTACCCTGCTCTGACAATTCTCCACCTGCATCCAAAACACTTTCTGAATTCTCGCAGCTTCTCTATCCTCATCCCCTGATCCCTTATATTCTTTATACCTTCCGGTTTCGATCACCGCCAGAAAGCCCCACCCCAAATCTGATTTACTCTTCGAAGTGAACACGTATGGTATTACTGATCCAGGAAGCGCAGAATCGAGGAAAGAATACAAACCAGTTCCAACACCCGTAGCATCCACCACAATATAAGACGCCTTCCAGTGTTCGAATAGGGCCTTTATCTTTCCATATAGTTTCGTGTGTTTTATGCCCACCCATTCGTGACGTTGAACCACCCGGTAAGTAGGAGCGTTTATCAATTCATCGTCCAGGGTTAACAGGTCCACTTCGACAACCGTTACCGCAGTACTATCTCTTCTCCTATTCACCAGCGAATCGATGTCACCATCATCGCCTACCCCCTCGTCTTCTCCAGCAACGTCCACCAGCAGCGCATACAAACTATCATCTTTCGGTGCATTGCTTGGCAAATGATTACCCTGCATCATTGCCATTCTAGCCAGCGGGAACATACCACCTTCAGCGTCGATTTCCTCAGAGTAGTATTGAGTCTTTACCATTGGATGATTCCTTCCCAATTTCGCCACCTGTTCAGCCACGTAGTTACCATATGCAGGCACCTCTTCAGCTACTTCGTCAGCATCCAACTTGAACACACGCCTTATCCCATCTCTCATCTCAGCCTTTCTTGCCGCCCTCATCTCCCTGGCCAGCAGAGTCTTGCTAGTCCAGGCTGTGCCCCAAAACACCCTCGTAGCGTTCGTGCTGGCAGCCATTGGTGCCATCTCTTTATCATACTTGGCAATTAATATGTCCTGAGCCTCGTCTACTTCCAGCAGAGTCGATGCCGTCGCCCCCACAATAGACGCCGCAGGACCACCAGACAGAAAAAATATTCTAGCCTTCCCCACCTTATATATGTAACCTGATTCTTTATTCCATCCAACGTCGTGTACTATCAGGTTCTTATCCAATACTCGCTCTAGTCTCCTCATCGCATTTAACGTCTGAGGCTTCCAGGTCGGGGATATTTTTACTATTTCGGTATCTAGTTGAGATAACAACGTCAGCAGATAAGTTTCTATCTGCGCCTGTAATTCGTTTTTCCCGCTCTGCCTCGGAAACACAACCACTATCGACAACCCCCGTTTATTGATCACAGAATCAACTACCGCTAATGCAACATCCTCCTGGTACTTTCTCAATTTCAGACCCGAAGCGTGTTGAGCAAACAAAACCACACTTCTTATAATTCGCTTCAACGTTTTTATCAGTTCGCTCATACATAATCACCCCGCCAGCCAAGACTTGAGCAAAGCCAAAAGACCCATCACACCCCTTTATGTCCATCCGAAGTAGATCAATTACGTGTTTCGGCTTGGCAGCTATTAGGGCAGCTTCCAGATCATCTTCAGTCACATCAACCCCCATTCCTCACAAACTTCCAATATGGCCGCATTTATTTGCACGTGGAATTCCTTCCTGATCGCACAATTAGAATCATACTTACAACTCGTACATTCATCCATTTGTACTCTTAGTTCTCTCAGCGATTTGATAAATGCGGTGCCATCCTCTACCACCTGTTCGAACAGCGGTTTGATCGGACATTCCATTATCACATCCTCACTTACTGATACCTGATTACCTGATTACCTGATTACCTGATTTATTCATTCTCCACCAGCAATCCCTTCCAATAGAATCGCCCGAGCATAGTTGTTGCAGTTGCTACGACAGTCACCCCGGCCGTAAGTGTAGTTTGTCCCGCTGAAGTCACCATTGTGGTGAATCGTTGACGATGACCCGCAGCCGTCAGCCCAGTCGTTTGCACCGCAGCCAGCAACCCCGCCAGCGTCCCTGTATATCCAGCCCTCACCGTAGGTTGATCAGTTACCGTGTTCGCCGAGGTCACGATCAACCCAACCTCGTTTACGAAGAAACGACACCCAGAGTAAAGATTAATGGTCTGATCCGCTACTGCCTCCAAATCTATCTCTTTACTCATGATCACCACTTCCACCCCGCAGAACGACTCCCAGGCGATAGCAGAAGACTCCCCATCATCCTTTCGGTTTATGATTGGTGGGCATATGTTTGTGGTTCGCTGTATCCTTGTCACCGCCGCCTGACCCAACGCCAGGCTCACCACACCAGTCGCAATGTTGTTATAGCCAATCGCTAACCCGTAGTTCCCGTCCGCGGTGTTCCAGTTGCCCAACCCGATTGCAGCATCCCCAGTTACTGTGTTTGAAATACCAAAAGCAATCGCAGCAGTTCCTGTCACCGTGTTCAATTTTCCTGCTGACACCAGCCCCAAGATCAATTCATATAAATGCGTTTTTGTCATCGTCTACCTCTCCAAAAATGCAATGTAGATTGTCAATTCTTTACTCGATTGGCCAATCATATCCGTAAATTTGATGATCATCCGTATATATTCAAAAACTACAACATTTATTACCTGATTACCTGATTACCTAATTACCTGATTACCCGATACCTAATAAACCGAGTCATGTTTATCCATCGCCCAGCGCACCTGCACGCTCTTGCCGGCAGCTAACCTGTATTCCTTCAGCCGGTTTCTATAGGCACGCTCAGCCCTGAAGGTGTTCAGCTCCATGGTATTTATGTTCAGCGAAGTAGGATCCGGTTCCCTTGCTTCAGTCGAAGCTATTTCTTGATTGGCCAGCCAACGCACAAACAATACCAACAATTCAATGTGATTATCCGGCACGGTGCAGACATCCGCATCCGCATCCAGGTAATCATGGTTCCCGTGATACATCATCGTAATGGTTTCGCCTGCACCAGGCTTCTTGCTCATCCACAGTTCATCGACGTCGGTGCCATCGTCACGCTTTACCACACTGTAATATCCATCTACCTGCCAAAAGTTTGCGTGTGTGTACTCACGATGCAGCAAATACGCAGGTGGATCTTCGCCAGTCGGGTACTCCACGCTGAGGGCACCAATATAATCCTCAGGTAGATCGTATTTTCTGTCATCGGCCGTTGTGCTGATCGTGGTTGTCAAAGTTCTGGGGAAATGCTTCGAGTATTCCGCAATTGAATCTACGACCCACTGGTTGATCTGCATGTCCGAAAAACCCACCGGCGCCAGCAAATCTCCCAACCTCCTTCTTATCAAGCTACGTAAATCTTGTCTTGTGGTCATGGGTATCCTACAATCCAGATTTTAAATACACACATCGGCAGAGGGCAAAGATAAAGAACTTTTTTATCCCGATCGTAATAGGCCCCTACCCAAAAATCGTACCAGGCAATATACGATCTAACTCTCAGTGTTTTCATGTTATTTCTTTCCCGAGGGCCGTAAACGTCAGCGCATTTCCGGTATCCGACCTCACTGCCAGGTTCCCATCCTCATCATTCATGGGCAGTCGTGCCTCTACCACGTGGGTTGCTTCACCAGCTATAACTATATCCCAAAACAATGCCGTACTCTCGTCATAGACCGCACCATCATCATCCAAAAATATCCTGTAAGCCGCAGACACCCCCGATTGATTGCAAATAATGATCGAAGTAATTATTCCCGTAATAGATGCACCCGGCGAATACAGCGATACTACTGTCGTGCCCGTTGGCCGTGATTGTCCTAACTGCTTTTCCTGTAAGGGCATCTATCAAACCCCTGTAGCGATCACCACCACGTCACAATCCCCTGCAGCCACAGTCAGACCAGTGTTGAAGCGAGGCCGGTACTTCGAGGGGAATATAACGTAAAATGGCGATCTTTCCGGCGCTACCTTCAATCTCATCAACACCAATCCCGAAGCCGATAGACTGTCATACACGGTTACAGTTTTGATGTAGTAGGAATTGTGGCTGACTATCATACTTATCAACGACCCTTTCCCTTTGTGAATCGTCTTCGTCTCTGCACCTACAAACCCACCACTGCCAGAATAAATACTTCCCATATCTCATCCCGCCGACCCAGCCAACTTCTCCAAATCCATCGCCAAGACAGGATCATCCTCCCGGATGCTCTCCGCGTAAGCCAGTATCGCCTTTCTCGCATGTATATCAGTGTCAACCCGCATCACAAAGTACACCGCTTTCGGGTCAATAGGGCTTCCGTCTACCTTCTCCACCCTATATTTTTTGTTCAATCCTTTCTTCATTCTTCCACCTTCCAACGCTCTGACTTGTTTAGATGTTTGCGTTCTCATCGTAAGACAGCCAGCCGGTTATGTTGCTGTGTATTTCGTCATTCATCGTACACATGCTTATCCGGACCGTCACCGCAAGGCTGGCATCAATCGCATAGTTACCGGTTGCTCTCCTGACAATACATTCATGTATCCGGGCCGAAGAAGGAGCGGGAGTAAAGAACTTGATACCAGCTCCAGCCGGTGAGGTGTTTTCTATCACCGAACGTACCAGGTTCAACACATCCCCCCTCACATCTACCGCATTTTCCGTGATAGCGCCGCCGTTTGTGTGATAGTGGTTTAATTTCGAGTCATAGACGTTCACCTCTCCACCTGCCAAATCAACCACCACACCCCCGGCCTGCACATCGCAGTTATACAATGATATTACCCCCGTGCTTGCCTTCAGAAAACCAATCGTTGCATCTTCCCTATCACACTGCACCCCGCGCAATCTCATGTGTCCGGTAAAGCTGCCACCAGACTGCACCATGGGCGATGTATTGCCAGCGATGAGAATATCCGACACGGTGCATTCAGCCCCATTGAGGATCGCCACTGCACCGGAAGGGTTTAGCCATACGGATTTATCCCTCGAGTCACCGGCCACATTGATGTAATCGTACAAGGTCAGAGACTCGGGGTAAGCGCCAGGAGCAACCAACACCAACCACTGACCCGTTTCCGATGGCGTCTCAGCCTGGGCAGCATTTATAGCAGCCTGAATCGTTGCATAGTCCCCGTTGCCCTGGGCGTCTACCACCAGCATGCGCCCCGGAGAAGTAGTACCTGTCGACAGTACTCTAGTACCCATGTTTTATCCCTCAGGCCATATATCCCTACGTTCTAGCTCTTCGATGAGGTCTTTTTTTCGCATGGCGTCGTATCCCAACACCCCCCTTTCCTTTGCCTCCTGTTTAAGCTCCTTCACTTTCAACTTTCTGTAATCCAGATCGAGACCGTCCCCCTTCTCATCTTGCAGGTTCTCAATCTCATCAGTATCCATTTCCATTACCTCACCCCATTCCTCATTTATTTCCCCAGCTTTTTCAATATCATCCCCATTTTGTACGATGTTATCCCCAGGCCCCTCCCTCACCGGCAGCGGATACTTCACCACCCGCCCGCCATACAAAAACAACTCAATATTCTTCCCCACAACCCTGGTATTTATCACCGGCACGTCAATCCCCAGTTCTTTCTTAATAGCTTTCAAATCAAATTCCTCGTTCATTTCAGCCTCCATGTTCTTACCTGATTACCCAATTATCTATTCCCATTCTTCTTTATTAGCAGCCAGATACCCTCTGCACTCATCACCGGACTGCATCCAACTAGCTCCACCTCCACCAAATAGCGCAAATCTCAGATAATCTGTACCACCATAAGCGAACGTGACCAACAGTGTCATATCTCCGCTGAATGATCTATTCTGTGTAACGTGAGATATGTCATCGGCACTTATACCGAAAGTCGCCGCCAGTCGTTGTTTGAATCGCTGAATGGTCAGATTGTCCTCGTTGAAGTTAGCCTCAAGTATTATCGCCTCGCCATCCAGTCGAGTACGCCAGTGGTTAAGCCGCGCCGGTTGCGAGTCTGATGCCTGTCCTAGCGCTTTCAGTTCATCTACCAATACCTGGCGTTGATTATTGTTCAGGTTTAGATTCTCTATGCCCAGGTAGAAGTGTCTCATCGCCATATCACACCACCGCCAGATCCGCTACCACTTCCGAAGCAAGCGGACTACCAAAAACAGAAAAGTGAGCCAGATACCCATGCCAAACGTCCGATGGGGTTACGATCCGAGCACCAACCACAGTCTGACTAGAGGAGAATGTTCCTGCCCATGTTCCTAATCCTGTTAACGTGGCTCCATTTTGCACACCATCCAAATACACCTTCACTTGATCCGCTATCTTGCTCCATGTTATTGCAATGTTCATCCATTCCACAGTCGTTAGTGCTGTAAGTGATCTAACGTGTCCAGTACCTCCGGCTTTGTAGTTCACGTCTATGCGATTATTTGCCGTAGACTTGTACATTCGAATTTCGTTGCTTCCGTTTACCAGAAATCTGAATATATACCTCGAGACCCCATCTTCCCATACTGTCCCCGCATTCATCTTTGCCCAAGCAACAATCGAACCTTCAGCACCATTGAAAGCATCTCTAAACCCGGTCGAGTAGGCATTCATCTTGTCGTTTGCCCCATCGAAGAACGGACAGGTATTACCATCACCAATTCCTACTTGCCCCAACGTCACACCCGCAAATACACCATCAAAACCATTGCCGCTTATATCCGCAGCTACACTCCCTGCAGCCTCCCACATAGGCCAGTAAGCAATAGGAGTTTGGGCCATCACCTTCGTAGAATAATCCCCCATCGAACCCAACAACACCTTTCGCCTGCCAAGCCTTAGGAATCCCATCGTTATTTATGTTTTACTAAATTAACGTTACTGTCAGCTGAAGATCAGTCGCAGCCGCGTATGTCGGTGTCCCCCGGCAGACCAAAGCCGCATACATCGCTACCCCTTTGTCCAATTTGAATGCCAGGCTGGGCCTCACCGTAGCCAGCGCATTGTCATTAAACGAGACGTAATCAGACGCTCCAATGCTCACCACACCTACAATATTCAGGTTATCCGCGTCAGCTACGTCCAAGGCAGCCTGGTCCGTGAATGTGGTGCCTGTTGGGTCAGCCCCAAAGAATACAATGTCAATCGCAGATTTTTGATCCGCCTGGTCAACCAACACCACCGTCTGAATCACCCCACCACTAGCCGCAGCCACCACCACCGGCGATAGTGTAAGTTTCCCACCAATTAGATCTCCCGCAGCATAGATGCTTGTGTCTGCAACCGGAGCAACTACAATTTGAATAGGGCTGTGTAATACCGATAGCAATCCTTTCATAACAATCTCCTACGCTCGATATATTTTGAAATCCAATGTGTCACTCTTCACCATGCTTTTTCTCTTTATCCTGATTCTATTCTTTGCCAATGTCAGCGAGTTACTAGCAGACAATCCCACCTGCATAAAGAATCGTAAGTAAAGTCCAAGCAGATCCGCACCATCCACCTGTTTAGACCTGGCATAATTGACTCCAGCCCCACCAATCACGGCTTTGGCACCAGCATATAGCAGCGCCTTCAGCATCGGGCTCTCAGGTAAATAACAGTTGGCTACAAATACAATTGTTTCCCTCAGGTCCGATTGTCTCACCAGCTCCTCGCTCATCGCAGTTATCCAATCATCACCATACCAATACGCCTGGTCCGGGAAACCATGCAGCTTGAAGTACAGCAGGTCATAACCCTCCAGCCACTCAGGCAAGAAGCCCTGAAAAGAAACTGGCGGCGAGAGTAGAGGAGTTACCCCCGCCGCCCTTCTCACACTCTTCTCGAAAGAAGCAGCGCAGTATGCAAAGGTCTTCACTTTTTAGCTTCGTGCAGCACTGATGTAGATGTAATCCATGTCTATTACGTCTACTGGGTCACCCAGGTTGTCTATGTTGAGGAATGGAGTAAGCAGAACACCTACATTGACTACATTTGCGGTTAGTGTTGCAACCAGAGCGCCGTCGATATAGAATCTAGCGTCCTCCCCAGCTGCATCTACTTCTATTCGAAATATTTGGAACGTACCTGCTACCGGTGCTGATCCTGCACCCACTGCACCATTTCCAGTAGATGGCGTAGTTCCATCTACACCAAGCGCAAACCACTGCTTTGATGTCGCAGTATCATCGAAGCAGAACGCTACACCATCATTGGCCGCAATCGTAACTACGTCAGAGCCATCGATGGCAGCCCATTGTTCGTCGGCCTGCACATCGGTCAATCCAAAGCATACGGCTTGAGCTGTGATGTTAGTGACGTGGCGCAGTCTAGTCTCAAACACCAGGCTACCTTGATCGGCTGACCAGTGTAACCCCAGAGTTATGGCAGAGAAGTCATCGGCATAAGCGCTGTCTGCATTGGTCGTAAATGCTATAACACCAAATTGCTGTTGGTCTAATGCCGGGTCCGATGCGGTTGAACCACTATCGAGCGCCCACTCGTCCCGAATAGTATTGCCCATGAAGTCATCGTAGTAAGTTTGTGCTGTCGAGACAATGGGTAGAGTCGTATCAAAAGCATAGTCCCAACCAGCACCTACTACTATTGCGCTTTCTATCACCTGCGGATCACCGGAGACACCATCAATCTCTAATCCCCGTACGTGGTTCGTACCACCGGTGGATGCACCAATAGCTAAGTCGATGGTCAAGGCATTATGGGTGTTTATACCAGTTGTGTCTATAGGAGTTGTGAATGCGACTTCAGTATGCTCATTGGTTGCAGCGGAGTCTGCACCTGCAGCATCATTGAAAGTAACTTCTTCAATTGCCACACCAGAGCCAGCCGTGGTTTCATTGATAGCGTTAGTTGTTACGGTTGAACCCGAATAAGCCGTAAAGAGATTCGCAGTCATTTTGAAGTCATTGGCGCTGTTTATCTCAAACTCGATTGTGTCCTCAACGTCAGAGGATATCGTTGTATCACCATCGGCATCCAGGATCACAGCATCAGCAAACCCATTGAAATCTATACCGGCATCCGCGTTTATTACCCCGGTCCACGTAGACGCTCCACCATCCGCAATCCGAGCCACCACCGAACCGCCATCCCTAAACTCCACAATGTCACCACTCGAAGTCTGGTTTACCACCAGCTCGTCAGTCTCATCGCCAGAGATTTCCATACCCGAGAAGTGAGTCACACCCAAACTTACAATCCCATCTCCTTGCCCTACCACCCCTATACCAGGCCCACTGAAATAAATCAGAGCCATTACCAAAGCCACCAACCAAACACCGGCAGCTATAGCTATTAAAGGTTTCCGTTCACCTTTGTTCATACCTCTTACCTCCTACTTCCATTGATTGTCGCTTTGAAAGCGTGACGCATCGAGTAAGACCCGGTGCAGCACTGTCTAAATGTGACTATCCCAGGGTTACCATTCTAGGATCATTCACACTTTTCCTCGTCAGTTGTCGAGTATCACCTACTACCCGACAACAAGACTATAAGACTACCTAAGCGTAGCGGCAACTACCCTTCCAAGAAAGTCATCACGATCGTAACGTCCGCACAATCATTGGCGCTTCCCCCTCCGGCATAGTCGTAATCTAACTCCAGCACCACGATCTCCCCATCCAAGATACGTGGAAACTGAGAGCCAGCCAGCGCACCGGCGAAGTCGGTTATTGCTTCCTTCTCCACCGGTGTGTCACTCACACCAATACTGTACAATTCGAGATAACCATTCGTATCACTCGAAAGACCTACGTTGAGACCCCCAGCATAAGTATTTGAACCTACAGCCGAAATGTGCTTTAGAGTCATGTCAAACGGCGCAGTGAACCTTATATTCAAGTCCGCAGTCAGAGTCCCAGGCACGTGGAAACTTACTTGAAATACTCTGTTCATATTACGTACCTCCTTCTTTCCAACCTGCTAACCTGCTAACCTTCTATCCTTCCAAAAAGGTCAGCACGATCGTAACATCCGCGCTTGCATTGGCTCCCCCACCACCGTTGTAGTTATAGTCCAACACCAGCACCACAATGTCACCGTCAGAGATACGGGGGAACTGTGAAAGCGCCAGCGCACCATCGAAATCAGTAAGCGCCTCCTTCTGCACCGGTGTGTCACTCACACCAATGTCATACTTGGTGAGATAACCATCCTCGTCAGACGAAGAACCGATATTGAGCCCCGCAGCGTAAGCATTAGAACCCACCGCCGAAACGTGCTTGAGAGTCATGTCGAACGGTGCAGTGAACCGAACGTTCAAATCTGCACCTAATGTCCCAGGCACGTGTACCGCATGTTGAAATACTCTTTGCATAATAAACCTCCGAACTAGCCATCTATTCTTGCAACTTATACTTCCAAACGTACTAACTTTTATACGTTGTTTTTATGTAGTCCGCGATAGTCCGTCGGACCCGTTGCAAAGAAGAACCGCACTTTGACAGGCATTGTGTCATTGGTGAACATCAGTCCAGCAGTCGGGCTGGCAACTGAGAATATCTCAGGTGTTCGGCCATAACGAAAGCCGAGACCAATCGAAGGGTACAACTGGGGATCAGCAACCAGAGCCCAGTCATCCGTATCAGTCCACAGGTCCACCACAATTACTCGATCCTTGGCCGCGTTCATTCGTGCATTGAAAGCGTCACCGGTTGCCAGGGGATTCACGTCATTATCCGCTGTCCCCGGTTCTCCTTCACTCGCCAGGATCTGAAGCGCAGTTATTTCCAGGTCCGAAGGCACCAGCAAGAACTTGGGAGAAGTCAGAGCACCCAGTCGCTCACTGCTGTGTACTTCGGTCTGTTTGCGCATGGCCAGGCGTGCCGCCACGTAGGCGGTCCAAGAGAGAGCGGTCGTCAATAGGTTGCTGTGATTCGAGTGAAATAGCGCGTCGCCATCCTGCAGCGTCGGCCCTACACAACTGCTTGCAGTGAATATGGCCGAGATAGACTTGCTCAATGTCAGCCAGCCAGCCTGAGCCAGCGCTCGAGGGGCAGCCCTCAGCCGGTTGGTGTCATCTTTGTCTATCGCTTCCAGAGTCAACCCCAGGTAACCACCTTTCTTCACGAAGCTGGAGGTCTCTTTCTTGTCGTCCCAGGTCAGCTCGGTGTAAGCAGCACCTTCTGCCACCGTGGGCAGTTCACCAACCCCGCCCAACGTGATCCAACGCACAGTCTGCAAATTCTGGAAGTCAACTACCGAAGTAATAGCCTCCCACCAACGAGGGTATTTCTGAAACTCGTTGATCACTACCTTGTTCAGCGCATTGGCGGTTAGTTCTGCCATGGTCGAGGAGGTGACGTTTGCAAATCGTATCCTCTCTCTCTGGAAGACACCAGTCATTTCGAAGTCACCAGAGAGCAAATGATACAACTCACGTATTCCGGTCAATGGCTGTATCCCATCCGCAGGCCGCACCCCCGCGATCAAAGCCTCAATCGCCGCTTTCACCTGGTCGATCCCGGTCATGCCCATACTGATCTCCGGCGAACGTGGAGCGCCACCGGGCATATTTATCACGTGGTCCTGCTGTAATTGCGCCAGGAATTTACGCTCCAGTTCAATCGCAGCCAGCACAGTTTCGGGTGTAGCATAGTCCGTCTCCTGCAAACGCTCCTTCGAAGCCGCAGGCAGGTCCGTGTTGGCAATAAGTACATTTGCCACAGACCCAGACAAAGCCCCCATCCAATCACTCTGAGCCGCATCCATGTGGGTCGGCTCAACCGAGTCGTGTATTTCACGACCATCTTCTTGCTTTATTTCAGGCATTTCCGTACCTCCTTCACTAATTTGATTCCTATTACCTGTTTCCGAGTTACTTTTCACGCCCAGTTCAACCAACACACTATTGAGCGCCTTCTTAACCCGCCCATCCGCAGCAGGCTCAAACACAAAATCACAACTCTCTATGTGTTTGAATTCATCCAACACAAGAGGGTCTTCCCGGTTGTCTCGAGGTTTCCATTTGGGCCAGAACACAATACTCAACCCAACGTCCGGCACCGGCTCCCCATTTCGTTTATCTTCCAGCATCCCATCCAGTATCATCGACAGTGCTATTGCCGACGCAGTACCGAAAAACCTTATCACCCCATCGGCGCTTTTTGTTTCCTCGTTCCATTCGTTGTACAGCGACACACCCACCATGTCACGCAGAGATGGATAATCGAACCAGCCGGCATGATCTATGAAACTTGCGAGGCCAGTGAACTTCTCCTCACTTATTGCCTTCTGTATCGCTTCTGCCGGCACTATAATGTTCGACTCTCGGTTACCAGCAGCCCTTACTCGTCCGGCAGTAATGAACCTTACTTCATACTCTCGCCTTTTGCCCGCGTTAGCAGCCAAAGAATGCAGCTTCCCCATCTGGATCCGCACCGTATTACTTTTCATTCCCCCACCTATTTCTGTTTGCTTGCTGTTCCAAAGCCCGTTTAGTCCGATGGCGGGTCTTAATACTTCAGAATTCTTATTCGGCATATCCATCCTCATCTTGTCTGTGTGTTTTTTCAACCAATTGCGGCATATATACATTCACCGGCTTGGGCCTGAATTCCTTCACCGCCACCTTTGCCACCTCTTCACTCACCGGCGTAATGCTGTATATGGCGCCAAGACCGTAAAACCTGGTAAATGCTGGATGATCCTCGGTTTCAGGCACGTCAACCCTTATAAGCGCAGCGCTTCCAACCGCTTGCTGTGTCACCATTCCAGCTATTACCTGATGACCAAATAACTCTATGATGCACCATTGTTCGAAACTGTTGTCTTCGCTCATTCTTCTTTCTCCTCTTTCTCTTCTTCCTCGGGCTCGCTTTCGGTTTTGTCCAGCTTGGCCTCATTAAAAATATCGTCTATTACCTTTTCTGCCTGTGGTTCACCAGCATTTCTAAATACCAGTTTCATCAGCAGCCGGGTGAAAGTCTCGCTCTTACCCGGTAGTTGTCCTCCCATTATCTTGAATGCATCGGCCAGACTCTTGGCCGATTTTGCTAGAGCTTCGTTGTCAGATCGCCGTATATCCGGTACGTCCATGGTGAACAGCTTCGAGTAATCGCTTGTCGATAGTTTCCTTATCCTTCCCTTCATCACCGCGCGCTGGTAAGCCTGGTATATGATGTCCTGCAAAATGTAACCAAAATATCTCTGCCGGCGCAGTAAGTGACGTTCTGTAGGAGTCTGCATTGCAGTAGCCGTAGCCAGGTTCGCATCTCCACTCTCACCACGCCAGTGTGGAGGGTACCCACTGCCGGCATCTATCATCCCTCTTACCGATTTCATGTCATGCGAGGCGTCAGCCCCTCGTAGCAATGGAGTTACAGATTCCCATTTCTCGCTTTCGTCTTTCACGACTATGGACCCTGATTCAGGAGGCACCCGATATTGCTCTCGTTTCTCCTTTACCTTGTTGGTGGGCACAGTCACGATCCACAGAAACGCACGTATGGCCCAATGCAGTCTTACCCGGTCTTCCAACATCCGACTGTACCGCAGCAGCCAGGGTATCATGGTGGTCAAGTCACCTTCCCCCATCAGTGCACCTATAGGCTTGTTGATGCTGTAGTGCATCATTATCACGTTAGCGTCCTTGGCATCGGGGTGTACGGGTGATAGCCACTTTCGTGGTTCTCCAGTATTCTGCATTTCGTAATAAGCAATCTCGACTTCCCAATCGTTTTCCGCAGTCTCTATCTTTTGTATCCGGTCTTTGGTAACAAATCGGATGTAGCTCATCCCATCCTGGTCGTTCTGGAATAGTGCAATAAATAAGTCTCCAGCTCGGGCCAGTTCGTCACTCATCCCCTCCAGTCTCAAATCGATGTTGTTTTTCTGATGGTTCCAAAATTCCGCTATGAACTTGTTCATATTACGGTTTGATGACGATATCTGGAACTTGTCTCCCACCAGGTAATCAGTCGTAATAGACACTATCCTCCAGGCTATTGGGTTCTTTCGCCAGGCAGTTAAAGCGTCTTCGTACAACTCCATGATCTTCGACTGTTCGTAATCGTGCGGACGTCCAGTCAACGAAGCCCACCCAGCAGAATCGTCGACCTTCGCCGTCACCGAAGCCAGCGCACCGTTTTTGCTTCCGGCTATCCATTTTGCGATCCTAATTCTTAATGGGTCAGCCATTCAAACGTTCCGTCCCTCTTACCCACACGTACCCTTCGACCCGATACCAGTTAGGGTCAAGTTTTTCTAACACATTCATCACCGCGCCTTTATGCAAGTTCCCTATGTCTGTAGCATCAGCAATTTTAGGAGAGTTACGAATATTTAGTCTATCCACCTTTATCCTGATCTTGTTGCCTGGCTCTGTTTGCACACTGCCGGCTATTGCATCCAGCCAATCGTAACGTTTGCCCTCCACTATCTTGTCTAGTGAGTAGAACCCATAAGCTTTTAACTCGCTACTTACGGCCTCTTTTACAAATTCTTTCAGTTCTTCTACACTTGGTTCCCAGTTTCCCCATGGAAATGTGCACCCGATTGGAATAAATGGTTTGTCGCTGATCTTTCGGTATTCTGCCAGGCTTCGCCTTATCTGCTTTGCGGGGTTATGCGCAAGTAACCAATATAGCTGTGGCACTATCAGTTCCATGTTTTCGTGATCCAGGAATTCTCTATAAGGCACAGCCCGATGATAATTAGGAAAACGATAAGAACAAAATCCCACATCTACAGCCTCCATACCATCATGCAGCTTATCCAATAGTTTGTTTGCCGATCTTCCCAGTCCCGACTTTTTCCAGTTATACTCCACGTCCAGCAGATAATGCTTCAAGCCCAGCTCTCTGCACAGCACCACAGCAAGGTCCCCCTGCTTACCCGGGCTCTCAGGGTAAACCCAATGCCATCCCCCTACCTCGATACCAGCGTCAGAAACAGCCCTCAGGAATTCTTTTAGCTTTTTGTTGCTTCCATCCACCTGGTTGTACTTCCATACCCCATCTGCCACCTTGATGCTGATCCACTTGGTGCCCACGCCCTTCAGCACCGGCAGCAGCCAATCCACTGCCGGCATATTCTCCAGTCTCCAGATCAAAAACCCAAGCCCTTTCATGGTTAACTTATTTTCATCTCCTCTACGATCTCGGATAGCGCTTGCGATATCGCTGATTTAACCTCAGACGATTCGCCTGATAGTACCCTCTGAGTGCGCAGTAATCCAGCCAACCGCGTTGACGCCAGTCCCAACACGCCCAATATATTTGCTTGCTCTGCCATAGTATCTTCACCATCAGCCAGCTTCAGCAGTCTACGTGTCATCACTCGCATCATGTTTATTTCATCCTGCAGCCCGTCTGCCAGTAAAACATCAAGATCTGCTATTTCTCCGTCCTGGAATTGGCCACTGTAGAATCCGTGTTTGAGCGCGTTGGTGTTACCAGGTTGTGCCCCTTTCTTAACCAATTCTGCTTATCTTTTTTGGCGTTATTTGATACGTTGACTGGTTGGCCATCACAGCCAGGATCAATGCTCTTGCCAACTCGAAAACTCCAGCTCTTCCACATTCCAATTCCAACCCAAATTCAATTCCCCACCCCATGCACGCCAAACCATAAACGCCTACCGATGTCAAGATCAAAAGACCCAACATCACCAGGCGCTTACGCAATCCGTTATCCGTGCCGTTGCGCTTCCCCAGCTTTTCGTACCATGGTGCCAGCTTCGGCACGTACGAGAAACCTAACGACAATACCACACCAGCGATTGATGCTAATAAAACAGCGTCCATCTCAAGCCTCCTTATATAAATTGACCTCCATCACAGTAAGTTTGCTACACTTTTCATTGCATTATTCCGTTATACTACCACATTCTATAATTCATGTAATCTTTACTAATCTTATTGAACCATCCCAGCTCCCCTTTTTTATCCCTACTTTTATCCAAATCTGCAAGTTCTATTGTCTTCATAAGCTTTATTGGCGCCGTCTGCAGCTGTCACGAGCTGGCCATGTCCCGGGAGGCAGGTTTTTCAATATGTTTTGCTTTCTCAAGTTGTTCCATGTTCGAAGTCCGGTCGTCCGCGGCGCCTTCGTCCGTTTCGGGCCTTCCCCCACCTGAGAACACGGCAGGGGAAAACCCTTCTCTACCTCGGGGCTTACGGCCTCCCTACATGCACCCCATAGTCTACAAGCAGCCCAGCCGCGCAGTCTGGCGCCCTATTCGCTCCAATCCTGGCCAAATCCCACCAAAAACCAGTCTATTACCTGTTTTCTACTCCCAAACATCCTCCAAACCCCTATTCGTTTCCATTCGTTCCTCATGTTGTTTCGCTTATCTCACAGCAAAAAGCACAAGCATTAATTTATTTATGCTTGTGCTTTGGTGGTTTTGGTGGTGTTTGTGGTGGTTTTTGTGGTGGTTTTTGTGGTGGTTTTCTTCCTATGCCTCCATCACACCACGCAGTATGCGGTCGAATTTCATCAGCTGTACTTCAGACCGAACAACCAGACGACGAAAATGCTGGCCTTCCCGGTCTTTGTCGATTATTTCCCTCAGCCTACCGTGCTCGATTGCTCTGTATATCCCGGGCTGGGACATCTTCAATTCTCTGGCGGCTTCTGCCATGCTCATTAATTCACTCCTTTCAATTTTCACCTCTTCGTATGTGATCTTTTTTTGTACGAACATTTTGTGTGCTCCTTTTCTGGTTTATTATCCATATTACCTAATATTAGCTAATCTGTCAAGTTATTTGGGAGATTAAAACCCACAACCTGAATACTTCCTTTTTCCTTCGGCTTCGCCGTATTCCTTAATTTGGCCTTTCCTGTTCAATAGACATTACCTTACCTTTAGCATTCCCTACCTATACACAAAAGCGGAAAATATCTAAGCTTATTTTCTCTAGCCACCGTTAGAGATCGCATTGTTGCGGAGTACAGCCTTCGATAACAAGGTGTAAAAAAAAGGCCTGTTTTACTTGACGTTTTGCAAGTAAGTTAGTTTTTTTTATTAATCTTTTTGCGATCTCTAACCTTTTTTTCCCACCCCTTACGTAAATGCAATTCACCTATTTTTGGTGTATTGTTTTTTAATCTGTTTCAAGTAGTTTTTCTTCGAGTGCTTCGAGTGCTTCGAGTGCTTCTGTCTGTCACCTGCCTGGCGCGCCTTCTTTTTTCTCGGCTGGCGCCGCCCCGCTCCAGTGATCCGCGCCCTTCTTTTTTGCAGGCTTTCCTGCCGTTTTCCCGTTTTTTTCCTCTCCTTTTTCTAATCAATCCCTCATCTTTTTTCTCGCGCAAACCCTGTTTTGTGCTATACTTAGCTAACGTTCACAACCCTTCTTCTATCCCTTTTAGTGAGGTGCTCCGTGTCAAACCCCCCCGTTCTACCCCCCCCCGGTTCCGTTGCCGGTGTTGTCAGTTCTGTTTTGGGTTTCTCTTCTGTCCCCGTGGTTTCTTCTTTGTCCTGTCTTCGCTGTGGCAGGCTTGTTGTTGGGCTTGTCTTCTTTGGCGCTTGCCGGTTCTCTTTGGCGCGCCGTGCTCTGCTTGCTGCCCGCTCCCGTGGTCTAGCCCGCGCCTTTGCGCTTTCCCCCCTTGGTGCCGGGCGCTGGTGTTTGGTTGTCTTTGTTGGCCTTTCTCGCTCTTGCCTTTCCTCCCTTCCTGCCGTGCGCTCCGCCGTTCTCACTGCCCCGGTCGGTTGTTTTCGCTCCGCCGGGCGTTTGGGGTTTGGCTGTGGTTAGTCTCCCCTCGTTTGGTCCCGTCGCCCGCTCTGCTTTCCGCGCCGGCTCTTTGCGTGGTGTGTTCCCCCGCTCTTCCAGCCGCGCCCGTTCTGGCGCGGTGTTGGTGTGTCTTTTCTCCTGCCCTCGGCGCGCCGGCTCTTTTGCGGCGCGTTGGGCCGGTCGTTGTGGTGTTTCTGTTTCCCTCCGCCGTTGGGCCGGTCTTTGGGCCGTGTCTGTCCCGGTTTCTGTCGGGTCTTCGCGTTGGCCTCCGTCTGTCGGCCGTGTGGTGTCTGTGGTCGGTGGTTTGCGCGCTTTCCGGCTCGCTCTCCTTTCGTCTGGTCTTGCTTTTTAGTCTCCCATGTCCCCCTCCCCTTCTCCTTCCCCTTTCCCGCTCCCTTCCCTTCCCCCTGGGGCTCGTGTCCTGTTTGGGGGGTCCCGGTCCCTTGCTTCCTCCTCTTCTCCTCTCGTTGGTGGTGTTGTGCGCTCCGCCCTGGCGCGCGGCCTGGCGTTGTCCGTCGGCTGCGCGTCCGGGGCTGACGCCCTGGTCCTTTCCTCCGCTCTGGCAGTCTCTCCTGCTAGTGTGTCTCTTTTTTGCGTCGGTTCTTCAACCGGTGCCGGTTTCTGGTCGGGGTCCGCTTCCCTTTCCCTTTTGCGATCCGCCGCTCCAGCCGGTGCTGCTGTGTCGTGGTGGGCTGGTGGTGTCTCTTCTCTTCCCCTTCGCGCCCGGCTCATCCGCCGCTCCAAATCCGCGCTGTCCGGTTGTTCCTGTGCCGTCTTCTTCTT